GAGGCTCTTTGCAAGAATATCCTTGAACCGTTACGCGCTCATATGGGTATTCCAATTAAGATCAGTTCAGGGTATCGCTCTGAGGTGCTAAACAGCCTTATAGGCGGAGCCAAATCAAGTCAGCATAAGTACGGTCAGGCAGTGGACATTGATCTCAAGGAGAAGTGCGCTGAGGCGTTCCATTGGATTAGAGCAAACCTTGACTATGACCAAATCATTTGGGAGTTTGGAAATGATAAGCAGCCCGATTGGATTCACGTATCATTCTCTACTAAGGGTAATCGTAAAAACGCACTAAGAGCAATCAAATCAAATGGCAGAACCAAATACATTCCTTTCGAAGCTAAGACGCAAGGATAGGAAAAAGTTTAAGGATACCAAAGTAGGTATCTTTATTAAAGATAAAGCACCTGAGATACTCGATACGGTAGGTGACTTACTCCCTGATGCGGGAGTGCTTGGCGTAGCTAAGAATCTTATCAACATGTCTGATAAGTTTACCCAAGAAGAGAAGGACAATCTTACTGAAGACCTTGCTCAGATGTATGAGATGGAGGTAAAAGACAGAGACTCTGCACGCAACCGTGAGATTGAGGTGGCTAAGACAGAGAAGCATGATTTCTTGTTTACTCTAAGTGGATTGATTGGATTGTCTGTATTCTGCTTTATTGTGTATGCTATTGTGTTCCTTCAGATACCTGATGGTAACAAAGAGATATGGATTCATCTCATTGGAATATCAGAAGGTGTAGTACTTTCTATCTTCGGATACTACTTTGGTAGTGCGATGAAAAAGAACGTAAACTAAAATGACTATATTTGTAGAAATAATTTAATCTAATGGAAGCAACAGTACTTTTAAAAGAGGAGTTAGAATTACTCCAATCAATGAGCAGAGATTTCGCTAATGCAAAGAATGCACTTGGTGATTTAGAGTTAAAGAAGCATGATATCTTAAATGATATTGATGCGATTAGAAGAATTTCTGCTGAGAATGAAAAGAAATTAATAAGTAAGTACGGTGTTGACGCTGTCATCAATATGCAGACAGGGGAGATCACTCGTAAAAAACAAGAATAATTATGGCGCCGGGAAAATTTATCGGAATGTTATTCCAATCAAGAGATGCGATGCACATCGCTCATCTTCAAACAACATCATTTGCTGAGCACAAAGCATTGAATGGTTATTATGATGGGATCCTTGACCTGACTGATAAGTTCAGTGAAGTATACTTTGGTCGCAACAAAAGAGTTGAGATTGTTATCCCGGAATCTAAGAACTTAGATGCTATCTCTCACTTGAGAGAGATGCAGCAGCTTGTTGATGGTGAGCGTAACAATTATTCTTCTGAGCTTCAGAACATAATGGACGAGATGCTTGGACTTATCAATCAGACTCTTTACCTTTTAACCTTATCATAATGGCTAAGATTAGTTCATATACATCAGTAAGCAATCCAACTCTTTCTGACAAGCTTATAGGCACTGATGCAGCAAATAATGATGCTACAAAAAACTTTGAGATAAGCGCTTTATTTCAATTGTTTAATCAGCAGTATGGATCTTATGGATCTTTTTACGATACAACAGATCAGGCGGCCTCAGCTATTAATACAGCCAAAGCAATGTCATTTAATACTACAGACTTCAGTCAAAATGTTAGTATTAATTCAGGCAATCAAATTACATTTGCTAATGCAGGTTTATACAATATTCAGTTTTCTGCTCAGCTTCACGATACAAGTGGCGGATCAAGTACTATAGATATTTGGTTATCGCGTAATGGTAGTGCTGTTCCTAACAGTAACACTAAGATTGTAATGGCTGCAAACACTTATCATGTAGCAGCTTGGAACTTTTTTGTAGATGCGTCAGCAGGAGATTATTATCAAATCATGTGGGCTACAAGTGATCTTGATTTGTTGATTGAGTATGAAGCTGCAACGGGATTGCATCCAGCTACTCCATCTGTAATTTTAACTGTGAATCAAATAGGGTAATGGACATTCGTAAGATATCAATAGGACCTGACTACAAGAATGGTGCGATGCATTATATCGTAGGGCAAAAAGTCCTTAATGATGCTTACGAGATAAACTGTATAAAATTGGACAAGTCGAAAGACTCTATCAAGATTTATATAATCAACGACAAGGAAGAGATTCTTCTATGGAAGGAGTTCAACTCTTCTATACCAACTTCAATCGAATTTAATATAAATTACTAATGAAATCTCCATTCTGCTTTATCGCAAAGCCGGTGAAGGGAAAGAGATACGACAACACCAAGGAGATTGGTGGGCTTGAAATAATAGTTAGCACATCAGAGGAGGATCATAAGTTCTCCAATAGATATGCTGAGGTCGTTGAAACTCCCTTAGGTTATAAAGGACCGATAGTGCCCGGTGATATTCTTATCGTTCACCACAATGTGTTTAAGTTTTATAATGACATGAAGGGGAATAGAAAAAGCGGAAGAAGCTTTTTCAGAGAAGATATTTTTCTTATTGATAATGAGCAGTTCTTCATGTATAAACATGGTGACACATGGCATGCCCATGATAGGTATTGTTTTGTAAAACCAATTGATGCTATTGATTCATATATTAAAAAGCCATTTTCAGAAGAACCTCTTATGGGTGTGATGATGTACCCAAATGAATACTTAATTAGTCAAGGTGTAGTACCGGGGACTACAATATGTTTTGCTCCTGATAGTGAATATGAATTTAATGTAGATGATCAGAAGATGTACAGAATTTATGACCATCAAATAACTGCTATACTATGATATACAATACAAAAGAATTAAAGCTTAAGATTATTGAGTCAGGATATAAAGCTGTTGAGCATCTTATTGAAGTGGCTGAAGAAAAGATTGTGCAGAAGCATGTTGACACTGACGGAGAGGTCTCTGAGTTGGCGGCCGACAGATTAAAGAACGCAGCGGCTACAAAGAAAATAGCTATCTTTGATGCATTCGAGATACTTAATAGAATAGAGTTAGAGAAAGAATCACTTCAAGCTATTGAGAATGGACCGAGCAAAGTTGATACAAAACAAGGGTTTGCAGAAAGACGATCAAGATAATTTATACAGAGTACTTGACAAGTACGTACCTAAGAAAACTATTGCCAAGAAAAATGCAAAGAAGTCTTGGGAGTATGGGTTTAATGATGAGTATGATATGGTTGTCATATCTAAGGATGGGACAATAGGTGAGGTAATTAACATAGCAGGATTAAACATAGCTATACCTGCCAAACCTGACGTTTGTTACAGCAGGCGTATCACTAAGGAAGATCAGTATTGGGAAAGAGAAGAGTTGCCAAGACCACTTGCTAAGATTCAAACTATCTTCCAATGGAATGAGATGTCTTCCGAGTTTAAGAATCATTGGGTAGATTATATTGAAAGGCAGTTTGATTACCGAGAGCAAGGCTTTTGGTTTATGAATAATGGTAAGCCTACTTACATAACAGGATCACATTGGATGTATCTTCAATGGGCAAGTATTGATGTAGGATACCCTGACTTTCGAGAAGCTAATAGAATTTTTTGGATCTTTTGGGAAGCGTGCAAGGCAGACGAGAGGTGCTTTGGTATGGATTATCTTAAGATACGTCGTTCGGGATTTTCGTTTATGTCTTCATCAGAGTGTATCAATATAGGTACGCTTGTTAAAGATGCGCGTGTAGGTATATTATCAAAGACAGGATCTGATGCTAAGAAGATGTTTACTGACAAGGTTGTTCCTATTAACAGCCGTCTTCCTTTTTTCTTCAAACCTATTATGGATGGAATGGATAAGCCAAAAACTGAATTGGCGTATCGCGTTCCGGCTGCGAAGATTACGAAGAAGAACATGTTTGATATTTCTGAAGACATAATAGAAGGTCTTGATACAACAATAGATTGGAAGAATACTGAAGATAACTCTTATGATGGTGAAAAGTTAAGATTACTTATCCATGATGAGAGTGGTAAATGGACTAAGCCTAACAACATTAAAGAGAATTGGCGTATCACTAAGACATGTCTTCGTTTAGGTAGCAAGATTATTGGTAAGTGTATGATGGGTTCTACTTCTAATGCTCTTGCTAAGGGAGGTCAAAATTTCAAGGATATTTATGAGGACTCTCGAGTATCAAGTAGAAATGCAAATGGACAAACTAAGAGTGGGTTGTATGCTTTGTTTATTCCAATGGAGTGGAACATGGAAGGGTTTATTGATATCTATGGAATGCCTGTGTTTAGAAAGCCTGCTCAAAAAATAAAAGGCGTTGATGGAGGGTGGATCACTAATGGAGCAATTGACTTTTGGGAAGCAGAGGTTGAAGGTTTAAAGAATGACGCTGATGGTCTTAACGAATTTTATCGTCAGTATCCACGTACAGAGTCTCATGCGTTTCGTGATGAAAGCAAGCAAGCATTGTTTAACCTTACCAAGATATATCAGCAGATTGATTATAACGATACTCTTATTAAAGACCGTGTAATTACTCGCGGTTCTTTTATGTGGCAGGATGGTATTAAAGATACCAAGGTTATATTTAGTCCTGATAGGAATGGTAGGTTTTTAGTTAGTTGGACTCCAAACAAAGGGCTTCAAAATAATGTTCATATAAGAAATGGAATAAGATATCCCGGCAATGAACATTTAGGTTCATTTGGTTGTGACCCTTACGATATATCTGCCGTTACTGACGGTAGAGGATCTAACGGATCTCTTCATGGTATGACTAAGTTTCACATGGATGAAGCTCCTGTTAATGAGTTCTTTTTAGAATATATCGCTCGCCCTCAAACCGCTGAGATATTTTTTGAAGATGTATTGATGGCTTGTGTATTTTATGGTATGCCTATCTTAGCAGAGAATAATAAACCACGCTTGCTTTATCACTTTAAAAATAGAGGTTACAGAGGATTTTCTATGAATAGACCTGATAAAGTTTATGCTAAACTTTCTAATAGTGAAAGGGAGTTAGGTGGGATACCAAATACATCAGAAGATATTAAGCAATCTCACGCTGCAGCTATTGAATCATACGTCGAGAAATATGTAGGTTTTGATTATGCAGGTCAGTATAGAGATCCTGATACAATTGGATCAATGCCTTTTACAAGAACTCTTGAGGATTGGGCTAAGTTTGATATCAACAACAGAACGAAGTATGATGCTTCGATTAGTTCGGGATTAGCTATTATGGCCAATCAAAAACACATGTATATACCTGAGAAAAAAGAAACAAAAATAAGTATTAACTTTGCGAGATATAGTAACAAAGGAACTACAAGCGAATTAATTAGATGAAAGACGTAGTAATAAAAGTATCTTCTACCGCATTCCCAAATCAGTTCATGTCTGATGCTGAAAAGGCAACACTTGAATATGGGTTACAAGTAGGTCAAGCTATTCAATATGAATGGTTCAGAAAGGATGGCAACAAATGTAGATACTACGGGCAGTGGCGCGACTTTCATAGACTTCGTTTATATGCTCGTGGTGAGCAGTCAGTAGGCAAGTATAAGAATGAACTTGCTATTGATGGAGACCTTTCTTATTTGAATTTAGATTGGACTCCGGTTCCTATCATACCTAAGTTTGTTGACATTGTTGTTAACGGAATGTCGGATCGTATGTTTAAGGTTAAGGCATACGCACAAGATGCAATGTCTCAAGCTCATAGAAGCAAATATCAAGACATGCTTGAAGGTCAGATGGCTGCCAAAGATATTCTTTTAACTATTCAAGAAAAGACAGGTGCAGATCCTTTTATGATGGATCCTAATGAGCTTCCTGAGAGTGATGATGAGATGGCTTTGTTTATGCAGCTTAATTATAAACCTGCTATTGAGATTGCCGAAGAAGAGGCTATACATACTATTCTTGCTGAGAATCATTATGAAGATATCAGAAAGAGGATAGATTATGACCAAACGGTATTAGGTATTGGCGTAGCTAAGCATGAGTTTCTTCCGGGAGCAGGAGTTCAAATATCTTATGTTGATCCGGCTAACGTAGTATATAGTTATACAGAGGACCCTTACTTTAGAGATTGTTTTTATTGGGGAGAGATTAAGACTCTTCCTATCATAGAGCTTTTAAAGATTGATCCTAAACTTACTAATGAAGATTTAGAAGAGATATCTAAATACAGTCAGAGTTGGTATGACTACTACAATGTAGCTCAGTACTATGAGAATAGTATGTTTAGCAGAGATACATGTACACTTCTTTACTTTAACTACAAGACTACTAAGAAGGTAGTTTACAAGAAGAAGTATCTTGAAGGTGGTGGTGTAAGATATATTGAAAAGGGAGAAGACTTTAACCCGCCTACAGAAATGATGCAGGAGGGTGGCTTTGAAAAGATTGAGAAGACTATTGATGTTTGGTACAATGGCGTTATGGTTATGGGTACTAACATCATGCTTAAGTGGGAGTTAGCTGAGAATATGGTTCGTCCTAAGTCTGCTTCACAGCATGCATTGCCTAACTATGTAGCTTGTGCTCCTCGTATGTATAAGGGTGTGATCGAGTCTTTAGTTAGAAGAATGATTCCATTTGCCGACTTGATTCAAATTACTCACCTTAAGCTACAGCAGGTTATTGCACGTACGGTTCCTGATGGTGTATT